GTAGCATCATCTCCACTACCACCCTCTATTGTAATACCTGCACCGTTTATGACAGCAGATGTGCTGTTGCCACTGTCTAGCACAATGTTGTGGTCGTTTAGATTTACAGTGGTTGAGTTTACTGTAGTTGTTGTGCCTGATACTAGTAAGTCACCTGTAACAGTTAGGTTGTCGTTTACTGTAGTTTCAGATGTTGTGTGACCAATAGATACTGGCACACCAGATGTGGCTGTTCCTATTGTTATGCCGTTAGAGGTATTAGAGTTATCTATGTTTAAAGTAGATGTACTGTCTAGTGATATGTTAGAGCCGTCTACAACTAATGTACCGTCTATATCTGTATTATCTAAATCAGTTGTTCCATCAACATCTATACCACCACTAACATCCAAGCTTACTGCATCAACTTCTCCTGCTACGGTTACAACACCGTTTGAAAGAGTAATTAAATCTGTGTCATCCGTATGACCAATAGTTGTGCCATTTATAAGAACGTCATCAATGTCGAGTGACCCACCTGTGATAAGACCTGTAGTTGTTATTGTTGAAGAACCAGTGTCTATTGTTCCAAAGCCACTTGTTATAGAACCACTATTCAATGCACCGACAGTAGTTACATTAGAGAGTGTATCTAATGCTGATTCAAAGTATGTTTCAAAGTCAGTCAGAGCAACTTGCTTCATCGTCCCTGCATCATTGACTACAACTCTATCAGCGTCTGCTAATGTTGTTGATGTAGCAGATGTATCTCCATCCATGATGTTAAGTTCTGTAGCTGTTGCGTCAACTGCTGCTAGTTTAGTAAAGTCAGCCTGTACTAATCCTGACACACCGTCAAGGAGGTTTAACTCAGTAGCAGTAGATGTTACGTTTGTGCCACCTATGTCTAGTGTGGTTACAGATATTTCTCCTGCCACTGTGACAAGACCATTAGCTACGGTGATTAAATCAGTATCGTCTGTATGCCCTATTGTAGAACCGTTGATTAATACATCGTCTATATCAAGTGACCCACCTGTGATTAGTCCTGTGGTTGTTATTGTAGATGAGCCTGTATCTATTGTGCCAAAGCCAGAAGTAATGCTACCACTGTTTAACGCACCAACAGTTGTGGCTGCAGTTGTAACAAGGTTAGGCATTGCTGTGATTTCATCGTCAAAGTAGGCAGCCAAATCTGTTACAGCAACCTGCTTCATTGTTCCTGCGTCATTAAATACTACTCTGTCTGCATCTACAACAGTAGTAGATGAAGCAGTTGTGTCACCGTCTAGGATGTTTACTTCTGTTGTAGAGACTGTAAGACCGTCTAATACTTCTAGTTCTGTTTCTGATATACCTGCACTACCTATTGTAAGTGTGCCTGATATATCTACGTTACCATTGATGTCAACGGTTGTGGCTGCAATCTGTATCTCTGTGTCAGCTACAAGGTCTAGCTGTCCGTCAGCACTAGAGTTGATGTATATAGCTGTGTCACGGAACTGTAGCTTTTCTGTGGACGCTACAAGTATATCATCAGAGAACTCAAAGTAGTCCTCGTCTTCCATCCACTTGAGTACACCGTCAGATGTTTCACCATCAAAGGTTACTGTTATATCTGTTCCTGCTGTTCCTGCACCAAAGGTAAGTGTGTTACCTAGTAGCTTTGTTATAGGACCACCTTCAGCAGTAGTGCCATCATGTGTGTGTCCTGATGATGATGCAAAGGCAGCTAATAACTGATTGAACTCGTCATTAGTATGTGCCGCTGTTATTGTATCGCCATCAGAGTATGAAGACTGTCTTGTGTATGTTGCTCCCATTTACCTTCTTGCTCCTAATTGATATTCTAGCTGAAATCCTTTTAACGAATATGGTGCTGTTTCTCCACCGTCATTTACTCTTAATGCTACAGCAAAGCCTGAACCTTCTACTGCTTGTCTTACGAGTGGCTGTGATGCACCACCATATGTACCTACTGAACTAGAAGATGTACCATATGTTGATGTACCATATATAGCAGCAATATCGCCTGAATCAAGTTCGTATGCTGCAGGTCTTGCAGAGTCTGCTGACTCATAGTCATATCTTAAAAACAAGTCAGCGTCTATTGTTGACTCAGGTGCAAAGTTTACAATCACACGTTGCATATGCTTTCGTATACCTGCATCACCAAACGTCATGTCAGGGCTTCTGTACTTAGCATTTATTGCTGTGCCATCAAAAGTGTTACCTGATTCTTGTCTATACACATATCCGTTTGAGTAGTCACCGTGTAAAACTATAACATCTCCTGCTTTTACAAAGCTATCTGTTGATGCAGGTTTTATTCCTCGTAGTTCAGAAAACTCAAATGTCTGTCCTTTTAAAACACATGCTACACCCTTTGTGCTATTCTGTGCTGTATTTGCCTTTGTGAAGAACATTCTGTATTGTGTTCTATCTGGTATTACTACACTCTCAAACTCAGATGCACTTGATAGGTTTTCATCAAATATAGACTGCACGTTAGAGCTTATTGTACCCAGTTCAACGTCACCAATTCTTGCTGTACCTGCAACCGTTCTTAAACCATCAGGACCTAAAAATATTAAGTCTCCTGCAAATTCCTGTATTGTGTCTCCATTTATACAACCAATGTCTCTTGTTACAGCAGATATGGCAAAGTCACTAGAACTACTACCACTCAGTTTAAATATTCTGTTTTCACAAAAGATAAATAAGTTATCACGGAAAACTTTTAGTCCTGTTATAGTATCGTCTACTTTTATACTTCCTGCACCTTGACCACTGCTAAAAGCATCTTCGTCAAAAGGCTGACTAAAAAATAATGTTTGAGGTGCTGCAGATGTTCCTGCATAGAACATGTGACTTCTAAATGCTGTCACAAACTTAGACCCTGCTACATCACTATTGCTTACGTCTGTTGCTGACATTGCTGTGTTAAAAAACGTAGGAGCATTAGTTCCGTCTACTACTATAAGCTTATCGTTACCATCAAAGTTGTATCGTTCAAAGTTGTACTTGCTTGCACTTGTTCTGCCACTATCTCTTTCAGTCCAACTACTACCACCTGCTGTAGCAGTAAATATCTTCTCACCTCTAGCTGCCACAACTAAGTCACCAAATGTTGCAACCATTAAAACTTTTTCACTGTCAGAGCTTGTGCTAGGTACTACAGCACTTACGTATTTGCTAAACCCATTTATTCTTCTGTAGCCACCTTCGATATCAGGCTCAAAGTTCTGTAGTTCTAAAGCTTCACCGGGTTGCATCATAAAGGTAGACCTGTTTAGAACTAATCCACCTTGGCAGTTAAATGCTGTTGGCTGTGTTTGGGACAGATCAGGCATATATTATTGCACCCTTGCGTCTAAATCAATTACGTTTGAATGTGTTCTTGGTATGTATGTAGATCGTATGTACTCAAACTTATTTACTAATAGTGTCTGCATATTCTTAATACCCTGCTCAAATCGTGCAAAGTTTAGCTGATACTGTGCTGTCTCACCTCTATACTGATACACAAATGCCGTAGCTCCATCTACGATGACTGCATCAAACTGTGCAGGTACACTTGTTGTATCTCCGTGTGCAGACAGAGTTGTAGGTATTGTGTAGAAGTCAAACTTTATGCTGTATTTTTTTGTGGGAAAGGGGTAAAGGAGATAGTTGTTATCTGCAGATCGGATAATGTATCTAGGTATACCTCCACCATCAAACTGCGTAACTACAACACCACTGCTGTGTGTTGTTGCTGTGGTTGAACTTGCTCCACGAGTGCATCCTGTTAGGGTGTTTGTGCTTATACCTGTGTAGGATATCTGTTCATTATCAATAAATACTGTACCTGCACTGTCAAAGCCCGTTGCACTTGTTAAGTCTATCTCTGTCTCTGTTGCATCAATAGCTTCTGCAGCCGTTGTAGAACTGATCTCATCTTCTTGCGTTATATAATGGTTTATATAATCGTTGTAGTTTAAAGCAGATAACTTACCACCACCTGTACCTAAGTCACTATCTTTTACCAATCGCACAGTGTTATAGTCTACGGACTTTGTGTTAGCAGGTAGATCATAACGTACTACACCTGCTGTGAGAGTTTGTGAAGCTGTAGAGTGATTAAACGGATAATTAAATTCTTTTTGATTAATGTACCGTATAGACTCATTTACAGCATTTTGTGCTTGTACCTGTATTCCTCTAGCTGTACTAAAATTACTAGAGGTAAGCTGTACTTCGTTTAGTCTTGCTAACACATTGTTAGTAAGTATTAGATAACTACTAGACATATAATCTTCCTACTAATTAAGATATTTTTGTCATCTCAAGTACAACCCAGTAGAAGTCAGTGTTGGAATGTCCTACTGTCGTAAACATTATATCTCCTGTTTTACCACTACCAGAGTTATTCTTTAGACCACCAAAGCTAGAGAAGTCAAACTCTCCCTGTGTATCTTTTAAGTGTATGGCTTCTACGTCTGTGCTTGCATCCCAAAGAAGTTTAACGGACATGCCACTGTTATTATAATATATTCTATCTATTCTTACGTCTGTAAGGGTAGAAGCAGTAGTTCCATCTATAGGATTACCTGCAGTAAATGCACTTACATCTACCTTCTTAACGGCACTCTCTCCTGAACCGTCACTTGTATTTGTAAATTTCATAACCAGTTTGTGTGGAGTATCTTCTATTGTCTGCGATGTGACTGTATCTGCCATTGTTATTCCTTTATGTTAAAATAGAGGGCAGGTCAATCCTGTTACACCTGCCCCCTAAGTTGTAGTTTTAGGCGAGTTGATCCCTACCTACTTCGTCAGCTTCCATTTCGCCAAGGTCACTAACGTCCTGTAGGACAGCATATACTCTGATTTCACCTGCTGTGAAGGAAGCTCCTCCACCTGCGAGTGTCAAGTCCAAAGTATCTGCAGAAGTTATAACAACTTCACCTGCAGGGGTAGCACATGGAGCATAAGCCCCATCGGATGCACCATCAATGTCAAATGCTGCAACATACTCGTTGTCATCTACAGCAGTTCCAAGAATGGCTGTTGCGTCAGTACCAGTATTTTGCGTTGCACTTTTAGTTACCTGAAAGCCTGCAGCCATAATTTTGGTGTTAGCAGGTACAGTAAGAACCTGTACTACATCACCATTAGGATTAATGCTGTTAGCTGTTAGGTCAACTATTTGTTGCACATAATATGGTTGTCTTCCACGAGAAGAAGAACCATGAGTA